TGCCCGTCGGCGCGATCCCGCTGCCCGAACTCTGGCGCGTCTCCAACGAGGCGTCCTTGGGCGGTTCCGCGGTTGCCATCTCCACGATTGGGGATGCTTCCGACGCCGACCGTTACAGCGCGACGTCCATCTCGCTGAACAGTTCGACCGCAGGCTCCGCGGCAGTCACTGCCGCCGTGGCGACCAGCGTCCTCCCGCGCTACGCCATCACCGCCGACACCCGCACGGTGACGGCGGCGTTCGCCCGCACCAACGCGGTCACCGCAGGGAAGAAGATCAGCTTCCTCCTCGCGTTCCGCATGCCGTAAGGCACTCACAGCCGCTGGCAGACCGGCTTCAATAGTCTGCCACCCTTCACTTTTTTATGGCTTCCACTTCCGTCGAAATCGTCAACGATGCCTTGGCCCGCTTGGGAGTCAGCCCGATTGTGTCTTTGACCGACGGAACAAAGCAGGCCCAGTTCGCCAACCGTTTCTACAGCCAGACCCTTGACGAAGTTCTTGCCGCTCGCCAGTGGCCGTTCGCTTTGCAGCGCAGTACCTTGACGCGGGTCGCCAACTCAGCCGGAAGCGAGTGGTCGGGGCGCTTCACTTTGCCCGCCGATTATTTGCGGCTGGTGCAGATCAACAACGACGAGATCAGCACGATTCGGCACAAATACGCCATCGAAGCCAGCGCGATCCAAAGCGACGAAACGACGATGTTCATCGTTTACGTTGCCCGCGTGACCACGGTCACCATGTATTCCCCTCTCTTTGTCGAGGCCATGTCGATCAAGCTGGCCAGCAAGCTGTGCGGCCCCTTGACCGGCTCGATGAAAATGGCCGTCGAGTTTTTGTCGCTCTACGAGAAAACCTTGTCCATCCCCGAAGTGGGAGAGCAGACGGAGCGTTCGCGCAGAGCCAAAGAAGCCACGCTCAACGCGACCGAGATCGTCAACAGCGCGCTGGCGCTGCTTGGAGTCAGTCCTATTTCTGCTTTGACCGACGAAAGCGTGCAGGCCCAAATGGCCGACCGGCTGTTTGAGCAGACACGGGATGCCGTCCTTGCCGAGCGCAACTGGCCCTTTGCTCTGAAACGCGCCACGCTGACCCGCACCGCCAATGCCGCGGGAAGCGAATGGGCTTCCTCGTTCACGCTGCCCGCCGACAATTTGCGCCTTGTCCAGATCAACAAGGAGGAGGTGGACACCGTGCAGCACAAGTATTCGGTCGAAGGAAACAAGCTGCTGACCGATGCGACCACGATGGAAGTGTGCTATGTGGCCAAAACGACCGACACCACGCTTTACACGCCGGTCTTTGTCGAAGCCCTTGTCTTCAAGCTGGCCAGCAAGATGGTCGCTCCGCTGGTTCCCAATGCCTCTTCCTCTCTCTTGTCCACGCTGATCACCAGCTACGAAAAGTCCGCGGCCTCGCCGCAAATCGGAGAGCAGCGCAAGCGGACAAACCGAACCAAGCCCGCGACAATCACCGACGCCGAAATCGCCAACAACGCACTGTGCCTGCTGGGGGTCAGCCCGATCAACTCGCTCTCCGACGTCTCCGTCCAAGCGCAACTGGCCGACCGGCTCTACAGTTCCACGCGGGACGAAGTCCTTTTAAGTCATCTGTGGAACTTTGCCATGAAGCGGGCCACGCTTACCGCCACGACCGCCCCAACGTCGGGATGGAGCTACGCCTACACCCTGCCAGCCGATTGCCTGCGCGTCGTGCAACTCAACGGATTCGAAGCCAACGAAACACAGGACGAGCACGCCGTGGAGGGGGGCGTTCTGGTGACCGACGCCGCCACCGCCGCCGTCCGTTACCTCGCACGCATCACCGACACGACCGCGTATCCTCCGCTTTTCCTTGAGGCTCTGGCCTTGAAACTCGCCGCCAAGATGGCCGGATCACTGACCCAAGACCGGACGCTGTCAGCCGAACTCACCGACCGCTACGAGCGTCTGGTTATCCCCAAAGGACGGTTGCTTTCCGTTTTCCAGACCCACCCCAAGACCAGTTCCATCTACTCCTCCTCCAAGCTGGTCGCTGCCCGCTCCGGCGGTCTTTAAGACATGCCGAACCTTTTTATCACCGCCCTCAACGCTGGTGAATTAAGTCCGTACTTGGACGCCCGCGCCGATGTGGAGAAATACAAGTCCGGTTGCCGCACGCTGGAGAACATGGTCGTCCTGCCCTACGGAGGGGTCTACCGGCGCTTTGGCACCGAGTATCTGGGCGAAGCCAAAAACGCCTCGCAGCGGTGCCGACTCATTGGGTTCAACTACAGCACGACGACGCGCTTTGTATTGGAGTTCGGCAACCAATACATCCGCGTTTGGGGCAACGATACCATTGTCAGCCACGCCACCGGCACCGCGTGGGCCGCGGGCACTGTCTACGCGGCGGGCGATCTGGTGACCAACGGTGGCATCACTTACTTGGCCAGAGAGAATCACACCGCCAGCGCCCTTTTCGCCACCGATTCCAGCAAATGGTACGCACAGTCCGGCGGGATTTTGGAGGTGCCCACACCCTACCTTGAGGCCGATCTGCGCGAATTGCAGTATGCACAAATCAACGACGTCATGTATCTGGCGCACGCCAATCACGCGCCGCGCAAACTGACCCGACTGGCCGACAACAAATGGACGCTGGTCAAGGTGGATTGGAAATACCCGCCGCTCTTGGATCAAAACATCACCGACGCAACCATTGAAAGCATTGCCAGCTATGGCACGAGCACGCTGACCGGCCGAGATGGCAACATGAACGTGAAAAACAACACGTTCCTATCCGGCCATGTCGGCAGTCACTGGGCCATCCAGTGGCCGCGCAAAAGCGGAAGCGTCAACGTGGACATTTCCAACAGCCAACTGGTGAGCGATGTCTTGGACATCCAAGGAACGTGGACTGTGACCACGGTCGGAACGTGGAAAGCCAAGCTGCGGCTGCTGCGGATCACCAACAAGAAAATGGACGACTCTGGGCCAGCGCACACCGCGGCCATGACCCGCACGACAACCACGGCCACCGTCACCCAAAGCAACCACGGGTTTGCCACCGGAGATCAGATCATCGTCAAAAACGGAGGCGCTCCCTTTGACACCAGCGCGCCCAAGTCCATCACGAAAATCAACGACAACAGCTACTCTTATACAGTGGCCAATTCGGGGGCAACCGGAGCAATTAACGTGTCGGTCTACAACATCACCAACGCCGAGGTGGTGCGCGAATTCACCTCGCTCGACACCGCGAGAAATTTCACTGCGACCGGCCAAGAGGATGAGCGCGTCGGGCTGCTCCTGCAAGTGACGGACTTTGTTAGCGCGACATCCGCATCGGCGTTCCTTGAATCCACCGACTTCAACAGCGGAGGCACGTTTGTCATCAACTCGATTCTCAACAGCGGCCAAAACGCCAACGTCACGGTGAAGAAATGGTTTGGCAGCGAGATCAAGGAAACCACGCAATGGAGCGAGGCCGCGTTTTCCGACGTCCGCGGTTACCCCAGAGCGGTCTGCGTTCATGAGCAAAGGCTTTGCTTCGGCGGGACATCGCACCAGCCAAACACCATTTGGTGCAGCAAGACGGACGACTTTGAAGACTTTCAGCTTGGGGCCAGCGCCGACGACGCCCTTTCCTTGAGCGTGGCCTCCAGCGAAGGCAACCGCATCGCGTGGATGTTCAGCCAGAAGCGCCTCATGTTAGGCACAACCGGCGACGAGTGGACAATCGGAGGCGCAGATTTGGGCGCGGCCTTTTCCTCGACCAACTTGCAGGCCAACAAGCAAAGCAGCTTCGGATCAAAGACCATGCGCGCCATTTTGCTCAACGACGTTCTGCTCTTTGTGCAGCGCCGTGGCCGCAAGGTGCGCGAACTGACCTACGATTTCGGATCAGACGGGTGGGTCGCCCCAGACCTTACCGTCCTTGCCGAACACATCACCTCCGGCGAAATTGTCGAACTGGCCTTCCAACAGCAGCCCGACGCCATTCTGTGGTGCGTGCGCGGCGACGGGGAACTCTGCGGCATGAGCTACGAGAGGGAGCAAAAGGTCGTCGCGTGGCACCGGCACTCGACCGACGGCGATTTTGAATCCGTCGCCACCGTTTACGGGTTGAGCGGAAATGACGACGAGGTGTGGTTTTCCGTCAAGCGCACGATCAACGGCGTGACCAAACGCTACATCGAACGCTTCAAAGCCGACGCCCGCGACGTCTTTGAGTCTCAAACCAAGGCCGATTACTGGTATCTGGATTGCGCCAAACGCTACTCCGGCGCTTCAACCTCGACCATCACCGGACTTTCGCACCTCAACGGCAAGACCGTCGGAGTGCTTTCCGCGGGCAACGTCCACGCCGACCGCACCGTATCCAGCGGAAGCATCACCCTTTCGGCCAGCACGACCAAGGCGCTGGTCGGACTTCCCTACACCTCGACCGCCTTGCCCATGAAGTTTGAATATCAACTGGAAGACGGCCCGACCCGCGGACGCGCCAAACGCATCAACCGCGTCGAGGTCGGTCTTTACAAGTCTCTGGGAGGGGAGGTTTCCACCAACGCCACCGAATGGCTGGCCATCAAGCCGACCGACTTTACCGACGCCTCTCCGCTGCCCTCCAGCGACGACGTCGAGGTGGTCGTCGGAGGCGACTACACCGACAGCGCCGACATCTACACCCGCCAGCGCCTGCCTTACCCGCTGACCATCCGGCACCTTGTCGTAAAGCTCGACGCATACGGGGATTGACATTACAGTGTTTTGACTAAACCCATGAGCAACCCGCTTTTGCAGCTACGCATGTATGACGCCGAGAAAGACCACGCGCTTTTGGTCGAGTGGTGCGAGGCCCACGGGGCGCAGGCCACACCGCCCAATTTGCTGTCGCCGCTTGGCGTTGTCGTCCAACAAAACGGGCAAGATTGCGCCATGCTGTTTCTATACTACGCGCTGTCGGCTGGGGTTGCGTTTGTCGATGGAGCGGCCACGCGACCGAAACTTTCCGCCAAGGACGCCATCGATTGTTTTGAGTTTGCCATCGAATATTTGCGTCAAGAGGCACGCCACCAAGGATACGCAGTCATGGTAGCAAATGTTTGTCCTGCCATAGCGCGTTGTCTCTCGCGCATTGGATTCTACCAACAAGAGGAGGGGATGGTTCGCATGTTTATGCCGACCGCCAACCAGTAATGCCACAGATCGCCGTTCCACTTGCCATCACCGCCGCAGTGGCCAGCTTGGCCAGCGCCGGAATGTCTTTCTACGGCCAACAGCAGCAAGCCGCCGCCGCGCAGCGCATGGCGCAGTACAACTATGCGGTGCAGAAGGCGCAGATGGAGATGCAGAACCAGATGGCGGCACAAGGAGCAAATGCCCAAGCAAGCCTTTTGGAATACAACGCCAGCGTCCAACGAAACGAAGCCAAACGCACCGAACTGGAAGCCCGCGAACGCGCACGCCGGATGCGCGCCGAAAACGAGCGCGCCTTGGGACTGCAACGCGCATCCTACGGCAAAGCCGGAGTGACCAGTTCCGGTTCTCCGCTGATGGTCATGGCCGAAACGGCAGGACTTGGAGAGTTGGCCGTGGCCGATGAACTTTACAAAGCCGACGCGCAGCGCCGCGGACTCTATACGCAAGCCGGTTTGGAACAGTTCAAGGCGAACATGGCCAGATTTGAGGGAAGCGGCTACCAGTGGAATGCGGCCAACGCCGGATACTTTGCCAAGCCCTATTTAATTCAAGGCATGAACGAGGCCAGCGCGCTCCGCATAGGAAGCTACGGGTCGCTCATCAGCGGGTTTGGCAGCGCGGCAAATTCGTTAAGCAACTTACCGAGATAATGGCCAACATTCCCACAGCGCAGATTCCCAACGTGCAGACCGCGGTCGGCAACGAGCCAATGGCCGACGTCGGTGCGGTGCGCGTTCCAAGATTTGAGCAGATGCCGGTTTTACGGCGCGAGGTCTTTGAAGGAGCCGGAGCCGGTCTAGTCGAATTGAGTCGCGGCGCGTGGGAAGGAGCGCAATTTCTTTCGGACTTCTCGTCCAAAATGTCCGCGGCCAACGACGACGCGCAGTATGCCGCTGCCGACCGCGCTTTCTCCGAGGCCATCGCCGCCCATGAGGTGGAGGCGTCAAGGCTTCCGCCGGACAAGCATGTCGGCCTGTGGGAAAGCAAATACCTACCCAAGCTGCAAACGCAAATCGACGGAATCAAGGCCAGTGGCGACGGGCGGGCGCGGATCAACGCGATGTTCCAGCGGCAGGCGGGCAACGCCTACGCCGCCATCAGCGTGGGGGCCAACCAGAAATTTTTGGAGAGTGCGCGGCAGGAAAGCGATGCGTTTTTGGAAAGAGCCATTAACGAGGGGCGACATGAGGATGCCTACGCCCAACTGGAGCGCGACAAACAATCCAACCTTCGCAGCGACGGAGAGGTTGAGCAGCGCATGGTCAAGATTGGCGAAGACCACAAGATCAACACTTGGCGCGGATACATTCAGCAAAATCCCGCGGAGGCCCGCAAGGTGCTGCGCGAGGCCCAGACGACCGGCAAGCCGCCCAAGGGTCTGCGTCCCGAACAAGTCATGCAGTTCCGGCGCGAGGCCGAGGGTCAGCACGCCCAGCTTTTTGAGGATGTGACCAACCAGATTTTGGTCGGCTTGGAATCCGACGCCGCGCAGATCAGCAACGACGACATCGAAGCGCAGATGACGCGGCCCGACATCGATGCGCCACGCGAACTGATCGACAAAATTAAGGAGCGCCGCGATTTCGCCTACGCCAACACGCCGGAGGGCAAAGCGGAGAAGGACACAGCCTACAGCAACTTGTGGCAGCGCATCTTTGCCTACGAAGCGGAAAAGGACGTCAGCCTTTCCGATCCCGACTCGCACAAACGCGAATATCAAAAGCTATTGCAGGACATCGTGGACGTCGCGCCGGAGGGCGAGCGCAAGCCGTTTATGGACACGCTCAACGAGCGCGTTAGCAACGCGGTGCAGGGCCGCAAGAGCCGCGCCGACGAGATTGCCAAGGGATTGACCGACATGACCGAGAAGCTGGCCAACTGGGAGCAGCTTGGGCCGATTGGCAAATGGAAAGAAGTTAAGATGGGCGACAAGACCGAGAAGATTCCGGCAGACATGGCCGCTTACCAGACAGTGCAGGCCAAGCGCATGGAGATCACCAACGACATCCGCGCCATGCTGCGGGAGAACCCCGAACTGACCGAGGAGCAGGCAATGGAACGCTTCAAGGGCATCTTGGAAAACCGGCTCGACGGCGGGGCGCAGTTTATGAAGGAGCCGGAAACGGAAGAGGCTTGGTGGGAGAAACTGCGTCCGTTTGTCCGTCCGGTCATCCAAGGCATTCCGGCTATCGGGCAAATCTATGGCCCGCTTGCTAAAGGCCCAATGGCCAACAACCCCAACGTCGTGGCCGCAGGAATTTCGTGGGGAAGTTCGTCGCTGACCGAGGGATTGACTTCCGACTCAAATCTTCCGCCCAGCGCCGACGAGCCGCTGCCTCCCGTGGGCACCACGCCCAACAACGAACCGGAGCCGCCCATGACCAACAAAAAGATTCCCGCCTCCATCCGCAACAACAACGCCGGAGCGATGTGGCCCGCCGCATGGCAGAAGAAATTCGGGGGCCAGCACGGCGAAAACTTGGCCGACGGCAAGGGCAACAAAATTGCCAAGTTCCCGACGCCCGTCCACGGGGCCGCAGCTACAATGTATCTGCTGGGCAATCCCGACT